ACAAATTCTATGCCACCATCTGTTCAAGGCGGTGTTTACGTCATTCTAAATAATCCAGAGAATACAATCTTTATTGTCGATCCTAAAACAAATAAAGCATATAAAGACAAGAAAGGTAATCCTGTCATTAAAGACTTTAAATATTTGACACTTAAAGAGCCAGGAAAACCAGCTAAAAAGGAACTTGATGTGAAAAAGCAATTGCTCACTTGGATTAAAGACAATGTTCCTCCAGGCGCAGTAGACACATCAGAATTAGACAAGCTATGAAAAAATTTAAACAGTTTATACAAGGCACCACACTATCAACAGAAGAGTGGGAAGAAGAAGTTTACGGTCCAGAATTAATTGAGACACTTAAGCAAGTAGACGGCAAGTGGGCATTAGTCTCTAAAAAGACTGGCAAGCCATTGCGCTACTACAAAGGCGAAGGTAAGCCATCAGATGAATGGGTTGCTGACCAGGAGAGACAGATTCAGTATTTTAAGCATATGGGAAATTGATGAGAAATTTTATTGGGCAGGATGGATTTGTTTGGTGGATTGGAGTTGTTGAAGATATCAACGACCCATTGACGCTTGGCAGATGCAAAGTAAGATGCTTTGGATATCATCCTGCAAAAGCGACTAATCAAGTTCCAACTGAAGACTTGCCTTGGGCGCTAACTATTCACCCCCTAAATACCCCAAATCTATATGGAACACCTAGAGTGGGTGAATGGGTTTTTGGTTTCTTTTTAGATGCGTTGTCTGCACAAGAGCCTGCAATTTTAGGATATCTTCCTGCAATTCCTCAGGCCGCCGCAGAGTACTTTGGTACATCACCTAGTCTAACAAGAAACTTTGCGAGTGTCACTAATAAAGATGACGTTCTTTGGAATCTATCTAATAATATTACGATTAACTCAAATACAAATTTAACACTAAACGGAAGCAACAATTTAATTTTCTCCGATAGTGTGAACACAACAACTCTTGCACAGATTCTTGCTAGGATAAAAGCCCTAGAAGATAAAGATATATTGCAAGATATCGCAATTGCAGTAGCGGCTACCTTACCGGTACCTAATACGTAATATCATAGGCTACACAGTAGTGTAACATACTGTCAAGCCTTTTGTCAACATTTATAAGGATTATTACCATGACAAATCACGAAAACTTAGTTAATTTATTTGAATCGTATCTTGCGGAGAATGATAAATTTGACAATAAAGGAAACAAAGCGGCTGGTACTAGAGCAAGAAAAGCATTAGCAGAGTTTACAAAAGCGGCTAAAGAACGTAGAAAAGAAATTCAAGACGCTAAAACGGCAGAATAACTTACATAAATAAAAGAAAAAATGGCTACTATTAATTTTTACAAAGATTTACCATTAGACTTCACACCTCATCCTGTGACTGGTGACGTTCGTCCCATCACAAATGAGGTTGCGGTTAGACGTTCTTTGTCTAATTTAATCAACACGACAAAAGGCTCACGCCCGTTCTTGCCTGATTATGGTAGTAGCGTTAAAAATTATTTGTTCTCTAGAAACGGTGCATTTACATTGTATGAACTTAAGAATAGTCTTAGAAGAGACATTGAAAAGTATGAAAAACGCATATCACTAAGAGACATAAAGATAGATTATTCGGATGACGGGTTTGATATCAAATTAGAATATGTAATTAAGAATGCCTCTGGCATTGCAAGTCTACAAACAACAGTCAAAAGGACAGCATAATGGCATCGGACAATAATTTAAAAATAGATGCATTAGATTTTCAGGGAATAAAAAGTAACTTTAAATCTTATTTACAAGCACAGGATCAATTCAGAGATTATAACTTTGAAGGTTCTGGACTTAATGTTCTGCTTGACTTGTTGGCGTATAACACATACTATAATTCATTCTACCTAAACATGGTAGCCGCTGAGGCATTCTTGCCAACAGCACAAAAAAGAAACTCAGTTGTTAACTTAGCTAAGTCATTAAACTATACGCCACGTTCAGTCACATCCGCATCTATCAGCGGAACTGCAACATTGACACTTACTAGTTCTCCAGTGAGTATAACTATTCCTGCATATACATCTTTTACTGGATCAGTAGACGGAACAACATACAACTTTTTGAATACAAGTTCAGTTATTATATCGCCAACAAATGGTGTTTATAGTGGTACAATCTCTTTGAAAGAAGGACGTTATATCAATAGAAGATATACTGTAAATTTAAATGACCCAGATCAAAGATTTTTGATTCCAAACAAAAATGTTGACACATCAACATTGACTGTTAGCGTTTTAAATTCTTCTACAGATAGCACAATAAGAACATTTTCTAAAGTTGCTACTTTGGTTGAAGTTACTTCTACAACTAGAGTTTATTACATTGAAGAAGTTGAAGATGGACAATTTGAAATTAAATTTGGTGATGATGTTTTTGGTGTTGCGTTAGATGCAGGCAATATTGTTATTCTTGAATATCTAGTTTCTAATGGAACAGGCGCAAATGACATTCAGACACTAACTTATGCTGATGCTATCTCTGGTGTAACAACAATTAGTTTTGTTTCAACTAGTCCAGCAACTGGTGGTGGAGATAGAGAATCTATCAATCAAATTAAATTTAATGCACCAAAAGCATATGAAGCACAAAATCGTGCTGTAACAGCCGATGACTATAAAACATTGATGCTACAGCAATCTACCGTAGAGTCTTGCGTTGTTTGGGGTGGTGAAGATAATGATCCACCAACATATGGTAAAGTATTCATTGCAATTAAACCTACTGTTGGTGATGTATTGACTGCAACTGAAAAATTAAATTTAATTAATTCTGTAATCAATCCGAAAAAAGTTTTGACAGTAACAACAGAAATTGTTGATCCTGAATACACATACATTATTATTGATACTACCGTAAAATATTCGTCCGATTCTACAATTTTAAGTCCAGCTGAAATTGAACAGCTTGTAATCGAGACTATCAAGACATATAACACAGATGAAATCAATCAGTTCTCAAAGTACTTTAGATATTCAAAATTGTCTAGATTGATTGACACAACTGAAAGATCAATTCTAAGTAATGTTACGTCTGCACGAATGCGAAAAGAAGTTGACGTTCAATTGGGCGTTGGCACACGATACGAAATTAATTTTTCAAATGCAATTGACAATGCGACAGATGGCAGACCAACAACATCTGCATATGGCGTTGGCAATAAATTAACATCAAATGCATTCACATACGGTGGATACTCAAATTGTTTCTTAGAAGATAACAATGGTATCATTCGTATCTATAGAGTTTTGGGTATTGAGAATATTGGAGTCTCCAGTAATGCTGGATCAATTAACTATATTACAGGCAAAATTATTCTAACAAGTTTTGCACCAACATCATTTAATGACGGTAGTACCACACTAAAAATAACTGCTGTTCCACAAGACAAAGATATTCTTCCACTAAGAAGTCAAATCATTTCTATTAGAGATGCCGACATTACAGTTACAATGCTTGACGATAAATCAATTAGCTTGGTCAATAGATAAAAATGAATGACGCATTTTTCAAGCCTTCATTAAATGTAGGCTCATTTATAGGTGAGAATTCTTCCGTTGATACGGAACGATTCTTGCTATTCATGCAAGCATACTATGAATGGATGCAATCAACAACTTTAACGTTAACGGATAAAACTGGAACGTTTCAAGTTGGAGAAACAATCGTAGGCGCATCATCAGGTGCGATTGCGACTATTAAAGAAGTCAAAACCAACTCTATCATTGTCAAATTAACAACAAAAACTGTATTTGATTATAGTGAAGTTATTAATGGGCAGACTTCTAGTGCAACTGCAACTATCAACATTACTAAAGATAACGTAGGACGTGCTACAGGAAACGTTTTAAATTATAAATCACTTGAAACTTCTGTTGACAAGTATGTTGATTATCTAAGAGAAGAATTATATCCTAGTATACCCGCATCATACTATGGCGACAAAAGACTTGTGGCACAATACTTTAAAGACTTTTATGAGTCTAAGAGTAATGAGCAATCATATCGCTTTTTGTTCAAATTATTATACGATGAGAATATTGAATTTTATTATCCAGGAACTGACATTCTTCGTGTGTCGGATGGTAATTTTGAAAAGACTCAAATCATTAGAACGGTTGCAGTATCGTCTGATACTAGAGACATATTTTTATTCTTAAATAAAACTATTCGTGGTGAAACTTCTGGTGTTCTTGCAAACGTAGTTGACATTAAAAAATTCTTTATTGGTTCATTAGAGATTGCTGAGATGACACTTAAACTCGTCAGCGGAATATTTACTGCTGGCGAGACTATTGTTGATATTGATGATGAAGATTTATCCACAACAATTTATGGTATTGTGTCTCAAATTACAATTGTGGATGGTGGGTCTGGTTATGAGGATGGGGATGTTATTACTATTTCTGGTAATGGATCCGAAGCACAGGCTAAAGTATTTTCTATCACAGAATCTCCAATTAGTGCATTGACAGTAAATACAATTGGACATGGATATCAATTAAATACTACCGCAACAATTAATAATAGCGGAACTGGTGGTACTGGTTTTATTGCTAAAGTTACTGAACTCGCAAACACATACACAGTAACTTCTGGTGCAAACACATATACTGCTGGTGAAATTTCTAAAATCTCTATCATTAATAGAGGCACAGGATATTTCAAGAAACCAACTATCACATTACAAGACACGACAATTTCTTCTTTGGGATTATTGTCTGATAAGCTAATTACAATTGTCAATGCTGGTTCCAACTATGGTGTTGGAAATACATTAATTTTTACTGGTGGTGCTGGCACAAGCGCAGCCGGACAAATTGCATCTGTCACAGAAACTACTACATACGATCTTCTTTTTGAAGATGGTTTTCAAATGAAAGCCGATGGCAGTTATTATGACATTATTAAGAATGAAGATTGGGAAGTAAAAGGTCCGATCAAACGTATTGAATTAACGAATTTTGGT